GAGGCATTCAAAAGCAATAGATATCTTGTCTACTCAGTAGACATGAAAAGTGCGACAGATCTTCTGCCGCACAATCTATTGGAAGGTTTCATTGCTGGGATTGCTGAGCATACCCGGCAACATCAACCTCAATTGTTCTGTCAGGATGAAAGACTTCAACTGGCGTTGAAGTTTATTTATCCCTGGGTACTTTTAAAGTACCCAGATGGAGCAATTGATATCCAGAAGCAGGGAACCCTAATGGGTCATCCCTTCTCCTGGTTAACGTTGAACCTTTATAATTATCTTTTGATGTCTCTGGTTGATTACTTTTCTCAGTTTGTGGTTCTTCCGGCACATTCTCGTTTAGAGGATGCGCAGAATATCTTTGAGGGCGTTACGCTCCCAAGTATTCTTTCGCGGGAGATCCCAAAGTTCTACGACTCCCTTTCCAAATATGGACTGGGATTCGAAGGACATGCCTTTGAACTCTGCGGGGATGATCTCTGCACAGTTCTAAGCCTGCGTCAAGTAATCTGCTATCGCGCTTTCCATAAGCTAATGGGAGGCCAGTTCTCAAAGAGCGTGGACTACCTATCTAGATCTTATGGCGTATTTACAGAACATTTCTTTAAATACGATGAAAATGGTGCATACGTCTGGTTAGACTACATACCGGTTCGCAGCTTCTGCAAGCCGGTATCACGCCTACCAGGGGAGAAGGACGTTCCTCCTTGGGCAACCCAAGGTTCGGCCGTCTCTTCCGCCCTACGTTTTAATCGGGATTCTAAGAATCTCCAAGATTACGTATTGTGGAGCAACCATGTTTACAGATCAACGATTAGACTCCTATGGGAAAGTGGGCTAGAGCCCTACCTTCCTAAGGCCTTTGGAGGTCTCGGGTTTCCTTATAGGAATCCAAAGAACCTCAAACTTCGGGGGAGAACCAAGAGAGCCTTAAGGCTTCTTTTAACTCCAGATCTAAACGTTGCTCACCTTCTCGCTTTCAACCAACTGTCACAGTTGAGTACTGAAAGGAGCTTCTTCTCAACAACAGGAAGACTAGTACGGGCTAAGCTCGTGCAAATCTTTAATGATGTTGAGCAGTTGAACGAGTATACCTCACTTAGATCCATCGAGGAGCAGTACGTGCTTAGTATCCATAGGATACAAAAGGCACCGAAACTACGCCGCCTACTCAAAGAGCAGGAGGTACCCGATGAGATTAAGCACCTGGATTTCGATAACTTGATGAAAGTCAAGGATCTGATGGCCAGTTTTGGCTTTGTGAACTTCTCGGATCTATTACGAGAGGTTCGCCAAGTACTGGAACTTCAGTTCTTTGATACTAAAGGTGAGAAGAACCTAAAGCCGATGTCTATGAGATCGGTGTCTAGGGAATTCAACCTCATCATCAAGAATCTTAATAAGAGTAGATATGACCCCTCTCACGCTCCG